CTGCGGCATCCTGATCGGTCTGGACAGCTCCGCTGGCGACCGCGACGTGAACCTCCGTCGCATCCGGGTTGCCAACAATACGATTTACCTTGGCTGGGCGTCGGGGACTTGGGGTATCGGCTTCCGTAGCGGCAACGACTGCTCCGGCATCGGCGGCTTCCTGTCTGATATGTCAGGGATCACTATCCACGGCAACACGATCTACACGCAGGCTGGGCAGGACGCGATTCACATCGAGACTGTTCCCGTTACCACGGCGGCGGTTGCTTACTTCACTGACCTTCTGATCTCGAACAACCTTGTCCTTCAGGGTGACGTCTCGATTGGCGGAATCAGTGAAGGCGAATTAAAAGGTAACGTCGTTCGAGGGAACTTCAAGCCGACGCAATCAAGTCTCGTCCTTCGTTCGACTGGCAACACCTACGAGACGTTGGCACCGGCTACTGCCGCTACGTTCGAAATGCACAGCCACTACGATACGTTCGTTGGCCATGCACCCGCGACAGCAGTCGATGAATACCCAATCGATCTTGCTCCGGCAGCCGCAACTACGCAGACACTTTATCTCAACCATGCGACGGTCAACAGTCGAAAGACGGACGTGACTCGCAGAAAGTCTGCTGTTCGCACTAGCGGTGCAGGTACAGCGGCAGTCACTGTTCGCAGGCTAGCCACTGACACGACTTGGAATGCTGGCCTTTACACGGTCACCACCGGGACGATTACCGACTACGACCGCACGACTACTTACACACCTACAGTCACAGCAAACATCAACTGTACAACTCTCTCTGCCACTAAGGCTACTTACGAGAGGAAAGAACAGTATGTTGAAGTCGATGCCTTGATTGCGTTAACCGCCAGTGCAGCCGGTGCATGTAGGGCCGATATCACTCTCCCCGTTGCATCTACCCTTGCCACGTCGGCGGACGTCATCGGAACCGGCTCGGTCATCGCTACGACCCCGCTCCCTGTCTATGTGCAGGGTGTCACCGGAACGAATGTGGCTAGGTTGGCTTTCAACGCTTCTGGTGCCGGTGCTGTCACCATCAACGTCCGCTTCAAGTATGAGATTAAGTAATGACTAGTATTCGTCAAATCGTAACGGACTCTTATCGTGAAGACGGTATCCTAGCTGTAGAAGAGGCTCCTTCTGCCGAGCAGCTTACAGAAGGACTTCGTAGACTTAATTCATTGTACAGGAGTTTGTTTGGTAATGAGCTAGGAGAGCCGTTAAAAACCATCAACTACGGAATTGCCGGACTCACCAATGCCTACGCCAAAGCGGAAGATTTGTCGAGTGACGTAGACAGTATGTACCTTTCAAGTAACTACAGAGTTATCTTGAATGTAGATTCAGTCGTTACGCTTTTCCTTAATCCGAATCCTCAGGCAGGAGCCCGTGTGTCTATTGTAGACAACGGAGAAAATCTCGCTACATATAATCTGACTTTGAATGGAAATGGGCGACAGATTGAAGACACCGCTTCAGTCACGCTTTCCACGAATGGCGTGTCTAGAGAGTGGTTCTACAGGGACGACTTGGCTAACTGGGTTCGTGTTACGGACTTGACCGCTGACGACGACTCTCCTTTGCCTGAAGAATTTGATGACTTTCTCGTCACGCTTCTTGCCTTTAGACTCCATCCTCGTTACGGGGCTCAGACTTCTCCCGAAATGACCGAAGTTCTGAAGAGAATGAAAAAGCAATTCAAGGCCCGTTATCGTCAGTCGACTGAAGAAAATTCAGAAATCGGTTTGTATCGTCTGCCTAGTACTAGGAACTACTGGCAAACTGGGAACAACACGACTTCTTTCAACAAAGGTAACCTTCCGTAATGCCTAAGTTTCAATACGGTATCAACACCTATGACAGAGACAGAGGCAACATGCCTAAGCTTCCGGTCATTAACATGACTGCCGAAGACTCTCCGATTGAAGATTCCCCTGTTCTTCAGTCTCGTCCGGGATTGAGTAATACCGGGATCACCTTGGGTGCAGGTCCGGTCAAGGCTTTGTTTCAGATTGACGGAGTTCTGTCCGGAGAAATGTACGCCGTTTCTGCCGGTAACCTCTACGAAGGAAGCACGTCAGTAGGAACCGTCGATGGAACAGGCCCTTCTAAGATAGCAGGGTTTGAAAACCGAGTCTTCGTGACTTCAGGAGCGTCGGTGTATCAGTGGGACGGGGCTTCGTTTTCAGCCATAGTGACTCCCGGAGGCTTCAACGTTACTAGCCTTTGTGTGGGTACTTCGAGATTGATCATAATTGACGACGGGACGGGTAAGTTCTTTTGGAGCGACGTCCTTAATCCCAACGTTGATACCTTGTCATTCGCTACTGCGGAAAATTCTCCCGACAAGCTCAAAGAGTGTTTGTTCATCGGAGACACTCTGTACTTGTTCGGAACTGAAACTGTAGAGTTCTGGCCTGCTTCGTCTGCCGATCCTAATCTTCCGTATCAACCTCTCGTCGGAAGGACTTATCAGGTCGGAATTCGGGACACAGGTTGTGCGACTGAGTTTGCTACTTCGTTCGCTTGGATTACTAATCACAATCAGATTTGTGTCGGCGATCCTCAGAACGTAGTCAGCAGCCCCTCGCTTGATGAAAAGCTAGCCAAGTCCACGACCGCCTCTCTTTGGAACTTCTTCCTAGACGGAGTCGAATGTCTGGCTTGTACTCTCGACGACAGTACTTGGGTATTTAGTAAGAGATCGTCGGCTTGGAGCCTTTTCCAAAGCTACGAACAAACTAACTGGATTCCTCGTTGCTACGCCAATTCAGTCTTCGGTTCCGGAATTGATGGACGACTAGTCCAGTGGTCCGACACTTATGACGACTTCGGCGATCTTCTAGAGCGTCGCTTCCGTGCAGGACTGTCTATTACAGACGGAACGGTCCCTCTATATCTAGTAACGCTAAAGACCAATCCCGGTCAAACCCCTTATCTGACTGGGACGTACAGCGATCCGACGGTTGAACTTGCCTACAGCAAGGACGGAGGAGAGACTTTCTCGGATTACAAATCCGTAAGCCTTGGCTCTACCGGCAAGTACAGAAAGCAAGTACGTTGGACTAGCCTAGGTTACTTCGGCAGTCCGGGAATTCTTCTAGACATTCGAGTGACTGATCCAGTTCCTTTTAGAGTTTCAGACCTACAGGCCAACGAGGATTATTCTAACTTCTAATGACAATCGCTCTTCCTAGATTTCAGCAGCTAATTGCTCTTGTCGATGCCAACGGATATCCGACTCCGGCTTTCCACATCTGGTGGGATAAGTTTGCCAAGACTCTTGAGGACGCCCTCAACGATCAGGCTTCTCAGTTGGCTGCGATTGAAACTCTTCAGACTGAAATGTCCGACAGGATTGCGGAGATTACGCAGCTTCAGAATGACATGCTAGACAGGATTACTGAAATTGAAGCCGCTCAGGCAGCGGCAGATGCGGCTCAGGCCAGCGCTAACACCGTACACACCACCGATAAAATCTCGGTTTCAGCCACTGTTCCTAGCACAATCTTGAATGCGTTTGATGCCGGAACAGATGCAACGATTACTGTGGCTGCTCACACAAGGATTTACGGAGACGGCACAACGGTGACAGTCGGTTCTCCTGTTAATATCACAGGGCTGGCTTACAGCACGACTTATGCCGTTTACTACGACGATCCCACGACTAGCACGACTTCTCCTAGCTACGTTGCAACTAATATTTTGTCGCACGCTCAGGCGAACTACGCAAGTGGTAGACACTTTGTAGGTCAGGTTAGTACTCCTGCTTCTGGCGGTGGCAGCACTTCCGGAGGAAATAGTCCTCCTAGCGGTGGAGGCCCTTATCCATAGGAGCTTTGACTTACCTCTTTTGCTTGAAGCCACTGAATGTCACAGAGACAGGTGGCCAGCAGAAGACTTCGTTATTTGGTTTAACATGCCTAGAAACATAATGTTAGTCGAAGGCAAAGACGTAGGCTTGGCGACTTACCATTCGAATGGAATTTATTCCGTCCATTGGTACTACCAAGAAGCCAGAGGCAGACAAGCCATTGACCTAGGTAAAGCCATGATTGGATTACTGTTCGACAAGTACGACGCCAAAATTCTAAGGGCGTTGATTAGGACAGACTTAAAGGCCAGCAGATGGGCTTGTAGACAACTAGGATTTAAGAGCTACGGGGTTTTAACTTTTGCAGACAACGAAGACAATGAAATACTTCTAATGACTAAAGACGAATACACAGCAATGAAGGATGCTTTAAATGGGTGACGTAGGTAATTTTCTCTTTGGCGGTTCTAAACAAAAGAACAGCAGCAATCAGCAGAGCCAGAGTTCGCAGGCAAGTCAGAACCAAAGCACTAGCAATCAGGGTTCTACTAACGTCTCGCAGCAAGTCTCGTCTGCTGGCAACGTCTCAAGCAATCGTGCCTACGATCCCCTTGCCGCGTCCTTGACACCAAGTCTTGGCTACGTCTCGTCTGCCGGAAACATGCTAGGGGCTTTGCTCGGACTTCCTACGAGTACGTTCAACTACGCCACCGCACCCGTCCCTTCAAGCGCGCCTATGCCTAATTCTGGAATGATTAGCATGGACGATTTAGCTAAACACCTAGACGATCTCAAGTCTGCACTTCCGGCTCCTGTTACCGCTCCGGCTCCGTCTCCTTCGACCAACAATTCGGTTCCTTCGCCGACTGGTGGTTTCTCGGGCGGAACTCCGACCGGCACGACTCCTACGTACAGCGGCACGGGAGGCAATATTCGTCCGCCTAGTCTTCTAGACAGAACCTATCTCCAAAGGAGAGAAACAGGAGGTCCTGTTGCAGCAGGGACACCTTACCTAGTAGGCGAGAAGCAGCCTGAGGTTTTCGTACCGAATCAAAGTGGAACCATCGTTCCTTCGGTCCAACAGTACTCCGGCAGCAATCCTTACAACCCTTCGCCCGGAAGTCCGACTGACGCAGTAAACACGTTTGCCAATTCTGCCGGTATGAACTTCATGCTAGACCAAGGCCAGAAAGCCTTGTCCGGTGCGTCTGCCGCTAACGGCGTATTCAACTCAGGGGCGACCGGTAAAGCTCTTACGCAGTTCGGCCAGAACCTAGGTAAGTCTTACCTCGACCCTTACATGAACCACTTGCTCGACTACGCCAAGCTAGGCCTCGGCTCTGCTTCCGCACTGTCTGGTGCAGGCGGGACGTCGGTTGGTCAGAGTGCTCAAAGCAGCGGTTCTCTCGGGTCGTCGTTCGGCAACTCACAGAGTACAGGTTCTTCGACTGGACTTACGATTAGCTCCGGGACTTCGTCTGGCTCGGGTAACAGCAAGAAGGGCCTAGTCCCTGACATTCTTGGTTAAGGAGTAACTAAATTGGGTGAAGTTTTATCACTAATCGGTCAGGCCCGACAGGCTAAGTCTTCTCTTCGGGGAGACTTGGGGCTTCCTGCAAGTTCAGGGAGTAACTACGATCCGGGCGTGTCTCTTCCTGACACTCCTCCTCTTACGCAAGCCTTTGATCCAGTGGCTCAAAGTATAGGTAGTCCACAGCCTCAGGGATTCGCAATGGCGACGCCTCAACTGTCTCCGCAACAGGTTGATCCCACAGCGGCTCCTGCTTCTAGTCCGGCTCCCACTGCCGCTCCTGATAATCCTTACGTAGACGACACACCTAAGGAACTAGCAGACGACAACAGCGACATAACTGTCAACGGCGACAGGTTCCAGCCTAAAAAGGAAAGTCTCCTTGGTAAGATAGCTGACACCCTCCTTATTCTCAGGGGTCGTCAGCCCGTCTTCCGGCAGAGGACAGACGAAGCCAACATGCAAGAGGCCATGAAGGGGTACGACCGCGATCCTGACGCTGCAATCAGACGGGTCAATCAGGTCGATTCTAACGCCGCTCAGAGGCTCCGCGTCCAGCAGTCTCAAATGGATGCGAATAATATGCTTCAGGAGGAACGTGTTCAAGCGATGCGTGAAAAAGGACTCGAACGACTCGGCGCTTTTGCCGGAGCGATTCAGTCTGCAAAAGACCCTTCCGGGGCTTATACGCAAATGCTCCCGACCCTCAGGTCTTACGCCGACCAATACCATTTGGACGGGAAAAGTATGTTTCCTGACTCCTACGATTCCGATAATCTAAACGGGATCAAGAATGGAAGTATGTCTGCGGCTCAGCAAGCAGCGCTGGCAAATCAAAGCCAGACTAACGCTCGTATCACTGCAAGTCAAGACAGAACCGCCACTGAAACTGAACGGCACAACAAGGCGATGGAGGCTCTGTCACAAGGACGTCTAAATGTCGCAGAAGACAAAGCCGCTAAAGGAAAGCCTTCAATTAAGAACGTGTTCAATCAAGACACCGGTGCCTCCGTAGGAACAATTTCTCCTGACGGAAGGGTGGCAACGCTACAAGGCGACGACGGTCAGTGGTATGCCTTTGTACTTCGCACTCCCGGCGACATCAACACTCGTGTCAGAGCGCCCGGCTATGACGCAATCATTAGAAAGAAGTTCAACGTTAAACAATAATGGCTGACAATCCTTTCGATTATCTAGACGACCTGAACAACACAGGTAAGTCGGTGACTGTCAAGTTGCCGCCTCCTAAGCCCGTGGCTACAACTCCTAAGGCTGGGAAAGCCCTTCCTAAGATTTCGTCTACGTCTTGGGATTATCTCGACGGAAGTCCGCCTGAGACAACCAAGAACGAAGTAGGACCGGGCGTTGACAGAGAACTTCGTCAGTTTGGAGAAGGGGCTGCACGAGGCTTGACGACCGTGGCTCCTTACATCCTCGACGTCTTGAATTCTCTTCGTTTGAGTCCGACGAACACTGGCAGCGGTGTCAAAGACGCCCTACTTGGACAAGGACCGTTGACGGAAGAAGCCAACGACTTCTTTACGAAGAACTATCAAACCGTGACTCCTCAAGGAGAAGGAGAACGCGTCCTAAGTGCCGTAGGACAAGGCGTAGGTGCCGGTCTTCCCGGCGGAGCCATGGGCGTTATCTCAGGTGTCACTGGTGGACTTGGTTCAGAGGGAGCCCACGCAGCCTTTCCTGACAGTGAATGGGCACCTTTGATTGGTGGACTGGTTGGAGCCGTAGTTCCCGGTGGGGCTCATGCAGTCCTAACTGGTAAGACTCCTGTCGCCCGAGGAATGTCCCATCCTGATTTCGAGACTTTTGCCGACAACGTCATTCCTGACTTAGAGGGCGGCGGCACTCTAGATGCGCCTAAGGTGAATCCTAAGTCAAAGGCCTTCGGTCCTATGCAGGTTACTCCTGACACGCTTCGTAAACCCGGATACGGCATCAAGCCGTGGAATGGCACCGTAGAAGACAGTGTTCGAGTAGGCCGCGATAAGTTTGCCGCCTTGCTGGACAAGTATGACGGCGACACGGAGAAAGCTCTAGCTGCTTACAACTGGGGCGAAGGCAACGTAGACAAGGCCGTCGAGGCTCACGGTTCCGATTGGCTACAACACGCTCCGACAGAGACTCAGAACTACGTCGGTAAAGGAATGCTCAAGGCTTACGGCGGAGGCGATCTCCCCGCCAACGGCTCTGTGCGTCCTATGGGACCAGAAGACATTGCTGGTATTATGAATGACCCTGAGGCTGCTGGCATTGGTGACAGTACTACTGCTCAGCCTATAGAAGTCGATGCAGGCAACGTAACTGATCTAGGTAAAGTCCGTAATGCGCTAGACAATCAGAAGGTTCGGGCACTTGTTGAAGATAAACTAGACAATGCGTTAGACCACTTCGATGCAGTCCAGAACGGCGATCCTCGTATCTCGCTAGAGGACGCATCGGCTAACAGAAAAATAGCCGAACAACTAAACGCAATGCTTCCTGAAGACCACGCCTATAAGGGCATGACCCAAGACTTGGTCGACACTTGGCGATCAGTCGAAGACAACCTCTCTGAGAACCTTGACGTGACTCCTCCTGAAAGCACCGGAGCCAATGCTCTTGACAAGTTCAAAGGGGGTCAGCGAGGCGAACCACTAAATGACATAAATGAAGCCGATGCCGCCGACCGTGAAGGTCTGTACGGTAGGCCGGAACCGACTCCTCAGGACGTCATCGACGAAGCAATTGCAAATCGTCAACCGCCTGCTGAAAGTCGCAATCTAGGCACGAATAAGAATTCTCGTCAAACCATCAAAGACAGGACCGAACCTCCTCGAAAGAGTGAAGACGGGCATCCCGATGACATGCCGCCTCCTTCTGACGAGCCGACTGTTCGTAAGCTAGTTGAAATGCTAGAAGCCGCCAAGCCTCTGTCGAACAGACAGAAGATTTCAATCTCTAAACAGCGAGGGGAACGCTTCGCCAAGGTCGCTCAGATTTATGCGACTTCTGAAGGACCGGCTGCCTACCGTATGGCTAAGGCTGCGATGAAGGGTGAAATGGACAAGGTTCACTTCGAACCTATTGGACAGCATTTCGACGCAAACGAAATCCAGTTTTTGTTTGACAAAGTGGGTAAGTCTAATAGACTCACTCCCGGCGAGAAGCTAACTGGCCAGAGCGGACTAGAAAAGCTCTTGTCGACTACGGGCGTCCGTGTTCCTACTAAAAGCGAACTAGACGTTCTAAGTCACGTCTTTCCTAAGGAGCTTATTGACGCAACCTCCAAGGAGAATAAATTCGCTAAGATAACGGCGCAAGTTCTGAACACACCTAGAACCATCATGGCTAGCTTTGACTTGTCGGCTCCGTTTCGTCAGGGAGTATTCCTTGTAGGTCGTCCCGAGTTCTACAAAGCTTGGATGCCGATGCTTCGTTCGTTCTTCAGTGAGAAATACTTCCAAGCTTCTCAGGCGGAAATCGCGAGTCGTCCTACATTCAGGTTGATGCAGAAGGCTGGCTTGGCGTTGACTGAAGAAGGCGGACCGCTGATGAAGCGGGAAGAACAGTTTATGTCGAACTGGATCGAAAAGGTTCCCGTTTTGGGCAAGGGCGTCCGAGCTTCAAGCCGAGCCTATATGGGCTTTCTTAACAAGCTTCGTGCCGACACCTTCGATACCTTGATTAAACAGGCCGCTAATGAAGGGATCGACCTTGAACACGATTACCACGCTCTACACAGCATTGCTCGCTTTGTTAACAACGCAACAGGTCGTGGGGACTTGGGGCGCTGGAACACTGCTGCTCCTGTTCTTAATGGCCTCTTCTTCTCGCCGCGACTGATTGCCAGTAGGGTTAACATGATGAACCCGATTTGGTATCAGACCCTTCATCCCTTTGCCCGAAAACAGGCCTTGAAGAGTCTTCTGTCGTTCTCGGCGATTGCATTTACAATTCTAGGACTGGCTAAAATGGGTGGTGCTGAAGTAGAAGCGGACCCTCGTTCGTCTGACTTCGGTAAAATCAAAACGGGCAACACCCGCTACGACATACTTGGGGGCTTCCAGCAGTACATAAGGCTTGGGGCACAGATGATCACGAACTCACAAAAGAATGCTGACGGATCGGTTCAGTCGTTGGCGGGCGGGGAAAATGCCGCAGGACGAGGATTGGATCATCTGATGGGAGTGTCTTCAGTCGAAGACGCAGACTCCTTCAGGCCTACGTCTCGTGGCGACCGTGTCGTAGATTTCACTTCAAATAAGTTCTCACCTATTCCCGCCTTTGTGTGGAGTTGGTGGACTCATTCGAATCCTTCAGGCGGAGATTTCGACGCCCAAAAACAAGCCGTGAATCAGGTCATTCCTTTGGTCATGCAAGACGCAAACGATCTCAGGAAGGACGGCGGAATGGGTAAAATCCCCGGAGTCATCCCCGGTGTTTTTGGTGTTGGTGTCCAGACGTACCAGCCTCGTGAAAAGGGAAGTTCTGGTCGGCCTAGTACCAAAGACGATCCTTTTGGATATCTAAATGACCTAGGAGCAGGTTCTTTTGATTACTTAGATCAGATTGGAAAACAACAATGACAGTCTACGGGGAAAGGATAGCTAAGTTGGAAGAAAGAGTTGATGAACTGTCGACACGTATGGCTCGTGTTGAGGACAAACTAGACCAACTTCTAGAGTTAAAAAATAAGGGAGCAGGAGCTTTCTGGCTCGTGTCCCTAATCATAGGTTCAGGTATAATTACCGCAGTAGTGGAGGCTTTGCATTGGTTCAGACATTAAAGAAAGCCGGAAGGTGGATAGCAGACAGACTAAAAGATTTACTCTACGACTCTAATAATGGGCACCTAGACAACGGGCGGTGCATCGCTGCTCTGTCTCTTATGACACTAATAGGAGCGACGGTTTGGAACATGCACATCCATAAAGAGATTGCTCTCTCCGATCTAGGAACGGGCATGGCCGCTATTCTTACTGCCCTCGTAGTCTACGTCTATCATGACAGGAAAACAAATGGAAGTTAGTGAACTCGGACTACAACTTACGAAAGACTCAGAGGGACTGCGGCTCAAATCGTATCGTGATACTGGGGGGGTCTTGACTATAGGTTACGGCCATACAGGCGGGGTTCGTCCTAATCAGTCGATTACGAAAGAGGTGGCCGACACACTTCTTAAGCACGACATGCAGTACGCTACGAACTTCGTGAACGAACACGCTCTCCCTTGCACCCAAGGGCAGTTCGACGCGCTCTGCGATTTTGTCTTCAACGTGGGTCCAACTCAATTTATTAAATCCTCTCTTCTACGGTATCACAAAGCCGGTCAATACGACAAAGCCGCTGCCGAGTTTCCTAAGTGGAAGTACGACAACGGCAAAGTCATTGATGGTTTAATTACTCGTCGTAAGCACGAGCAACAGATGTATTTAACTGGAACCTACACACCCGCCTAGAACGTCCAGCAAACCGTCCGCGTAACGACGGACAAGGATGTTCTGAGTAGTTAACTGCTTGTCTCGCTCAGACCAGTCCTTAGAAAGAGACTGTCCGATCTTCTTAGGCTCCGCATCGACTAGGGCTTTGTACTGGGCAGGAGTCAAGCAGTAGACGTTGTGTGGGATGCTCTGAGGTTTAGGGGCACAGGCCGCTAGAGCCAGAAAGACTAGACTAAAAGCTTTCAAGGACGTTCTCCGGATACTGAGGGGGAGTACAGTTCTTAGCCGCAGGGGTGTCGTGAACAGTCTGAATGACAGTCTTGACCTCAGGCGGAAGAGTCACAACCTTTTCTACGGTCTTAGTAGTTCCTTCTGTCTGGTTCTTCTGAGCCGTAGTCATAGTGGTGATTTGATAGTTAAGAATCGAGATTGTTTGATCTCTGTTGTGCAGTTTGGTCTGAAGACTGTGAATGTAAAGAGCCGTACCGCCGACGGCTAGAACAGCAAGAACGGCTGCAATAATTTTGGCGTAAATTCCTTCTAGCATAGGAGTCCTTTTAATTATGATTGGTGTTTTAGTAGCTGGCTTACTTGTAGGCGGAACCTTGAACAACGACACTCCTCCTGTTAAGTTTCAAAAGAATGCAGTTGCCTTGGTTGTCACAGTGGATGACACTAACAAAGCCTGTGGAACTGCGCCTAAAGGTTGGAGATACATAGGCTGTGAGTTCGTAAAAGACGGTCAACCGACAATCCTTCTGCCCAATCCTTGCCAGTACGACACTGAGTTTTACGCCCATCTTCTGTGCCACGAGTTAGGCCACGCCAACGGGTGGAACGCAACTCACGACAATTAGAGGTCTGAGAAATCCAACGGCTTGTTGGTGTCTGCGATACTGGCCACGAAACGTTCGTAAGCCTCGTCGCCGGGGAAGTGAAACGTCAGGGCTGTGGCTGACACAGATGCCTGCATCTTAGCCCACGCTTCAATCAAGGCACGACGGGCATACTTCATTCGGCTTTCGCTGTCTTCGTCCGGTTTATCGCAACAGGCTTCTTTAAACTCTCCCATTGCATTGATCAACTGGACTGAACTGTCAGTTACTTCAGCAGCAATGCGTTCGATTCGTTTGTCGTCTGTGTTATCTGTAGGGTCGTACTGAAGCCGAAGATCGTCCCAGTAGAACTCGTCGATCATTGTCTCTCTAGTCGGCATCTTCGTCTATCTCCCAACCAAAATCATATCTTTTTTTCTTGTTTTCAACTCTACGCTGACGATATTTTCGCTCAGCCAAGTCTCGGGCTATGTGGTTTCTCCGCCGCATGGCCCTTCTTTGTTTGTGGCCGTACGAATTCATTCCCTTTCCCACTACTTCTTCCTGTCTATTACAATGTTCTCAGGAGAACCTGCTCCCCATAGATAGTCCCGAATAGCCTGATGATCTCCTAAGTATTCCGTGAACGCTTGGGCAAACTTCACAAGGTCTTCTCGCATGATGTTAGCTGAAGCCTCAGGCGTCGCGGGTCTTATGATTGCATACTCGGGAAACAACTTGACTTCGTATATGTATCCAGTGGATCGTTCGACGTAGAACGACGACTCAGGGTCTTCTTGACTGTTATCTTCGTACTGTCGTTTCACGTCTGCGATTATTTCCTCGAACTCAGGGTTTGTAACGATCATCCAGTCCTGTGCCTTTAAGGTGCTGCTCTAGCATGAAGAGAACGCAGCAACCTAGATGTGCCAAGTGAGGCAGACCGCTCTCAGGGTCGTTGTCTTCCCCGTCGTTGTAGGCTAGTAGATGCCGCAAAGAACTCCCAACAAGTCTTGACTGTTCAATGCCGCCTCGCCAATTGTGGGCCGCGTACTTCTTCGCTCCGAAGCCGAGCACCTTTGCGATTTCAAACAACGGTGCCGTCGGCAAGAGGTCAGTCCGTGGTTTTTCTTGGTCATGTTTTGTTCCAGTCAACTTACTCATAGATGATCTCGTAGTCCTTGTTCCATTTCTTCATAGCTACAGCAACGGCGTGTTCACCCGTAGCTCCTGCTGAGAACTCCCAACCTTTCAACATGAAGATTGCATCGGCTTTGATTACGTGTTCGACGTCCCAAAGATAAGCAGTCTTGAAGTCGAAGCCTCGTTCCGCGACGAGTGCATGATCACCAGTCTCACAGGCTTCAGGGTCTAGATCGTACTCTTCGTCTTTTTCGGCAGGATTATATACTGTCCAGCCTTCGGCTTTGAGTTTTTCAGCTCTCCCGTGAAAGGAATCGAAGTTAAAGTTCGGGTAGCCTGACATTGGCCCCGCGATGTAGATTGATTTAGCCATTCATTAACCTCTTTGTAGTTGTGAAGAATGTTAGGTATGAATTGATACATGACGTCCCATCGAACATCTGTTTCGTCTAGGAGGATTGCGGTGTCGGCTCCGACTCCGTAAGCGGCGTACATGACTTCCATGTGTCCTGACTTCCCCGCAGGGAGGACCAGTAGGGCATGGGTGGAACGGTCCAAGTGTCGCTTATCAAAGGAGAAGACGTTCTTGGCTGCATATCCTTCAAGCGCTTCTTGGTAGGACAATCCTTTGAGTTTCTGGTGAGATTTCCAACAGTCGTCTGCTTCCGGCCCTGCCGAGTACCATTCATCAAAGACCTCCATATGTGGATTCTCTGCCCGTAGCTTCTTCGCTAGAAGAGGAATCTTTTTGTTTCTTAGGCTTCCTATTAGATACAGGGTAGACTGTTTCGAATTCATTCGGTTCAACTTCCTTCATCTTCTAATCCCATCAATTCTTTCAAGCCTTCCAGCTTGTCTTCGACTTCGTCTTCAAATGCTTCAATTAGTTCAGCAGACGAAAGTTTGAGATACTCAGCAAGCTCCCACGACTCGAAGTAGTCTGCAAGCTTCTTCTTCAACTCTTCCACTAGACTAGCTCATACCCGACTTCAGCTTCGTCAAAGAATCCTTTAGCCATTTCCAAGCTGTCGGCCCATCGGGAAAGCAAATCATCAGAAGGCCTAGCGCAAACCACGCGACTAATCCCGCTCTGAATAAGTACCAAGGCACATGATGTGCAAGGTGGATGTGTGACATAGGCTGTGCAACCTTCTGTTTTCTTGGCAAAGAGAACTGCGTTTAACTCAGCGTGAATTGTTCGCGCGTACTTAGTATCTCGATCCTTATATAGCTCGGGGGCGTCGGACATGAAGCGAGGAAATCCATTAAATCCTTCGCCGACTCTTCGCTGCAAATCGCTGTCAACGATAACGCAGCCGACTTTAGTGGAGGGGTCTTTCGACCATGAGGAAACTTCATCAGCCGCTTTAAGAAATCGTTCATCCCATTTATCCATTATAGTTTCCTGAAAATTGTAATAACTCTAAATCTATGGTTAGTTGACTTAACCATTCCTATATAAGCCTCTACACAAAATTCATCCTTTCGATACATAGGAAGAACTTGATCCAACCAAACCACGTGAGAACCACTCGTTAAACGTGAAAGCGCCTTCATTACTTTATTACGCTTAACCATCGTCGGAACATAGTGATCACAGTCTTCAATTGAATAAGGAGGATCAGCTAAGACAATATCATACTGTTCAAGAGGAACTGTTTCGAGTGATTGGGCATCGTCGATATATGTAGGATTCAGATCAGTTACTAAATCAACCGTATCTCCCGGCCATGTGGACTGATCTACACACCCGCTAAATAGATGTAGAGGATTCTGTTTATCAGGGAATAAAGATTTAATGCGCTTTAGATACCCGTGAGGGTATCCCCCATAGTATCCACTCTTTACTTGATAGTTGTTACCCATTACCCACGTTCCAGTAACCCTTCCGTCCTCTCCTAAATGAATGGCTTCTGGAAAACCTGTTTCTTGTTTATAGTTTTGAATACGTTCAGACCAGTCCATTATATCTTAGTCCTAGCCCCGTCGTACCAATGGTAGCAGGTCTGACATTGAAGACGCTGTATCTTGTAAATACGAGTCCGTCTCGTACCTTTTGAATGGGAATGCGTTCCTCCACAAGAAGGACACTGTTCGCTCCCCGTTTGACCCATGTTCGGGTGATTACGAATGTGTGATCGAATCTTGAGATAGAGTTTCTCCGTAACGTCTACGTCTTGGATGCAGTACTTAGCCATTCGTTTCTGAGCGGCTTCGTCACCTGCCATGACTTTCTTCCAAAGACCGAAGCCTTCGTGTTCCATCTTCGCACCGACACCTAGAAAGGGTCCGATGAATGCAAGAGAGTTGCGAAAGAAGCCCATCTTCTTTATCGTCTTGATTAGATCAATGCTGGTGCAAGGAGGACGCGGCGGAAGACCGTACTTAAGGAACTCTCCGTCAAGCTTAGGCTCGTCGTACTTCGCAGAGTTATACCCTATGATACAGTCGGCGTGAGACATTCGGTCGTGTACTTCTGCGAGCATGGTTTCTTTGCCGTGTTCCCATTCGGAGAACAACTCGGTCTTTCCGCCTACCCACTTACATCCGACACAAAGGAGGCCACCGTCTTCGATGATCTGTTCAGGTTGGACGCTTTCATCCCAAGCCCGCCAAACGTACGCCTTAACTGGTCGCCACTCAATGTCGAGGACGAGCATGTTCTGTGCTGGTAACTGAGGCTTAACCACCGTTGTTCATAACTTTCTTCTCCTTCCACCACGAAAGAGGAATAGTACCCTCACTCCATGGGAAACCATATTTCTCGGCCCACTCCCAGTTACGAATCTTAGATCGTTTATTTCGTTTGCCGTTGGCGTTCTGAAATACGAACCTAATGTCTAGGTCTGGATTGGTCGCTTTAACCGCTTTCATTTTCTTACAGGCAGCGGCGTCTAGGTAGCCTTTGACTTCAATGTAAATTCCGTTGGGTAGCTTGTAATCGGGCAGGTAACTGCCCTTCATAATATAAGGAATGAAGTGAGGTTCGTGTTCGAGGGATTTTTTACTTCTCTTGGCTGCGTCATACACAGCCTCTTCGAACCCACTGCGAAAGTTAGGACGCTTCCGGGACATTCGGCTCTTTCTTTACTTGAGTCAGCCAAACCGGACCCTTGGCGTAGAAAAATTTGCGAAGACCTTTACCGCCGTTGCTGTCATCCCAACACTCTTCTTTAAATGCACAGTACGAACAGCCTACTCCAAGCTTTCGATTACCACTTTTACCTTCCGGTTCGTCCGGATAACATCGTGAAGGTGGCGTCGGATTTGCCAGTACGTCCCTAAGCTTTGCGATTCGGGGACCGGGAGGATTACCGAGAATATATTCTTCGTCGAGTCCGGCATAGCAAATTCTTCCGTTAACCTTGTCAGCAACTAGAAAGCCTGCCCGTGTATCCTCAAGCTTTCCAAGAGCCTTGAGGCAGTTCGCGTAACCTGAGAGTTGGCTGACATATCCAAACGGATCATCGAAGACATAGCTACCCGACTTGAACTTCTCATAAGAATAGCTCGAAGCTGACTTGACATCAACGAGAACTCCGTCAATGATCGCGTCGATGTGTCCCTTGACTCCGTCTTGTTCGACTTCGTATTGTGCGTCTTCGACACTGTGGCCAGACTCCTTGGCTAGAAAAAGAAGAAGGACTTCGAGAATGTCCCCGTAAAGAAACTTAAACTTGACTTGGCCGTGAAGTTTCTCTGCCGTCTCTGGCTTGTGCTTAGCATACCAAAGCTGGCGGTCCTTCTTTCCAAGAGAAGAAAAGCGGAGGACGTCTTCAGTCGAACTATCTCGTTTAGCCAAACGGCTCCTAAGTAAGTTCTTGAAAACCTCCCCCGCCCACTCGACGTTATCCTCGGACACCTGATGATCCGTGTCGTCGTCTAGGATACGATAAATGTCCTCAGGCAACGACTCCGGACTCATACGGACGGCAGAGGTATCTGCGATAACGTCAGTGTCCATTAGTTATGCCGCCTTAATTGGCCGAACGGTGTCTCCGTCACGAGTCGATGTGAAAGAAACTCCGTTCTTATCTAGAAAACGGCAGACCATGAAAGACGAAGCCAGAAGCGTGTGGACAACACCGTCGTCACCGAGGACGTAATGGGTGCCACTAACCTTATTCAGCTTCAGCTTCTTAGGACTATCGATACGATAAATCTTACCGTCGCCATTCACATATTCGCGAAAGGTTTCGCTAGAGATATCATACCAATCTGCAAACGGGTCTTTACTCATTAAGCGATCTCGAAACCACGACGCTTGGCACCGCGAACTGCGTCACGACGACGAGCGTAGTCAAAGAGGAACTGGCCGCCGCGGTCTACAATTGCGAAGCGACCGTTGGGAAGTTGAGTAATCTTAACCATGCTGTTATCCTTTGTGTCTTCTGGCTTGTTGAAAAAGTAACGAAAGAAGTTAAGCTGCATCGTTGACAGCCACCGGCGTTTCGCCGTAAACTTCATCAATGATTTCGTAGTCGAGAACACCCTCGTTCTCAAGCCACTCCACAATCTTCTCGGCGGTATTAGTGTCGAGGTTATTCTCGTACGCCAGATTAGTCTGGAACATAAACGTAGTATTCTTCAAACATTGTCTCCTTAAAGAAAGACTGTGAGGCTAACAAGGAGGCTTCCGCTGGCCCACCTCACAGGTATTCGCGGAACTCTGAATAAGGGGCAGACTATTTGTCACACGCCCGTCTGCCATGGGAAACCTACTTAAAACGGGACGTCGTCGTCTAGGTCGTTCTCGTCTTCAAACTGGTCGCCGTCAGGACCGCCTTCGTGGGGAGGAAGGGCGTGATCAGGACCGACTTCATCAGAAGCCCCGAAGAACTCGTCGTCAGGCGACAGAGGAGCGAACTCGTCAATCTCGAACGGGACGTGCGACAGGATGCGAACAGCCTGAAGATAAACTCCCGACTCTGCTCCGGCGTAGTCCACGACCTTCACCTTGACGTCAGCGACGCTACCATTGCCAATGAGCTTGTTGCCCCAAGGCTGACCGGAGACGTCGGTGATACGAGGACTGTCGTTAGTGCTGCCGTCCTTGTTGTTTTGAAGAACACGAAGCGAGAGAAACTTTCCCTTGCCGACGCGGTTCTTATCCGCTGCAATCTTCTCGGCGTCTTTCTTCTTCTTCGGACGCAGCTTGCCTTCGAGATCGTTCTCTTCCAGCAACGCCAGACTTTTGGCGTCAGGGGTTACGTCGACAGACCAATACGGTCCTCGGTCGTACTGCGGCAGACCCGTGTGTTTACGAGGAGCGCCTACAATCTTGGCGTAATCTAGGACGCCACGAATAACTAGAAACTTAGGTTTAGCCATACAATTTCCTTCTAACAATTACTACAATTACTTACCTTACTCTTGTATTATACCACTACTGGCGCTTCTTGTCAAGCTCTTTCTTTACCTCCAAAAGAAATTTTGTTCGCCGTTTGATAAAACGTTTGTATTGCTCTAGCGTCAACTCTTTTAGTGTGTCTCTGCCCATGTCAATCCTACCTTGGCGTCACCTTCAATCGGCACTCTATAGTTGAAAGCTGTCCCGGCTCTAGGGAAAACTGAGAGAGCCAGTTCGATAAACTTCTCAACATCCTCTCTTTTGACGCTCCACTGCCACTCATCGTGAATGTCAGCGACTTTTCTTGCGTCAAGTCTATGTCTCCTAACTTCTAGGTCGAGCAGAATGCTCGCCTTCTTCATCAGTCTAGATTCGTCTCCTTGGAGCAGATAGGGGATGACCATATGAGGCGAAGGAACAAGAATAGGAGTCCCGTCGCAGAGAGTAATGCGACCTGTACGTTCAAGTTCTTTCTCCAATCGTTTGATTAGTTCATTGAAACCGGGAACTGATGCAATCATCTTCCGCTTGAGGGACTCGCCTTCTCTCGCAGTCAGCTTAGTACCGAACTGTGCTTGGTCGGCAGCCAAACGGGCACCCCCGCCACCCATGATTAGAGTGTAGATGAACTTCTTGGCCGCCGGTTTGTTAGCCAAGCCCAATATCTGTACGTTCTTTTCGTGAGGATCGCCAGTGAGTACCGTCTTAGCGAACTCTTCGGAGTACGCGTAATTCGCAAGGATGCGAAGCTGAAGCCCTTTGGCATCCACTCCAACAAGACTGTATCTATCAGGATCGCCACACGTAAACAAGTCTCGACATTCGTAAGCCCACGTTCCAGCTTCCCCGAATAGAATCTTCTTGTTTTCATCTTTCTTTACTGCCGGAATATTAGCGCTGTTAGGATTACTATGCCGATAACGAAGGGTACTGGCGATGAATAGCTTCCCATGGATTGCATTAGTCTTCGGATTGACTGCATCTAACCACGTCCTAACCATGTTGCCACGACTGTTACACACCAACCATTTGGCGATAGCCGTGACTTCTGTCTTTCCTGACTTCTCTGCGTAAGCTAGAAGACTGTCTTCATCTACCTTCGGGTTGCCTTTTTCAGTGAAGGATGTAGGTTCCCAACCATGTTCCAAGAGCTTTTCAATGCGTTGAAGTGGACTCCCAAGGTTGAAATGTATCCAGTCATACGCGTCATAGCCTCCGTCGGGTCTATCTCTGAGTTCTGGATACTGTTCAACGTGTCGTTCATAATTTTTAGTACGAGTTCCATCCTGCTTACGTCCTCGTGCAAATGAAGCGACGACACCGTAATGTGGAGGGAAGACGGTGAATATTTCTTTTTCGAGTTCTTCTTGTCGTGACCGGAGTGTTGCATAGAGTTCCTCTGCTTTCTTTACGTCGAACGGGAATCCGTTTCGGCGTTGCTTGTTCTGAATTATGTTCCACGACAAGTGTTCAATCTCGCAGCCTTCTTCTTTGAAGCCTACATCGGCCATTCTAGCTGAGAGCTTGCGATACAGACGAGCAGTAAGAGCAGTATCATTCCGACAGTAGTCAACCATTCTTTCACTGAATTTGTCCCATTCATCGAACTCTGTCTTCGGAAACTTTAGACGGTTACCCCAAGCAGCAAGACTGTGGCCGCCGCTAAAGGTAGGATTGTAAAGTTGGCTAAGAACAAACGTATCGACCACTTTCGTAATAGGGATTCCAGCCTTCCAGTGGCGATTGAGCATGACAAGATCATAAGCAATGAAATTATGACCGACCATAACATAGTCAGAATCATACCATTGAATAAATGAATCCATATCGGTGAATGCACGTTGCTCTCCTGTCTCTATGTTCTCTACACAGACACACCAAATCCTCGTTGCGTCTTCCAGCAACTCGTCGGCTTCGATATCGCAAGCCCAATAATTACTGTCCGACTTGAGATATTGCATGTTTATTTAGAAGCTCCGTTAGTTCGATTGGGGCGAAGTTAGTATGCTCTACAGAGACGCAGACATATCGAGGGTCGTCAATTTTATTTCCATGAAGATGTCCATGAATATTCAGGCCCCACCTACCAAGACTTTCGGGGTGCAGGGGAATGTGCGACATAATCCACCCCTTTCGCTGAACATACCCACGAACGTCGTCGAAGAGATCAAAATACTTTCGCATCTTGGGCGGCTCGTGATTGCCGGGCACAAGACAAATTCTGCCGTTGAGTTGTGGAATATACTTGTGCATGTTCTTAGGCGAAAAGCATACGTCGCCTAGAAGGTAAACACGATCTTGCGGGTGTACTCTGTCATTCCAATTCTTAATAAGCGCGGCATCCATTTCATCTACATCGTCCCACGGACGAACGGGAGAACCGTCATAGTTCTTAAACGTGCAGATATTGGCGTGACCGAAATGAGGGTCGGCTGTTACCCAAGTCTTACCTCCATTAGAACGGCATGTCTGAGTCATTGATTGATAATCCTTCCTCGTATTTCTGGATTGCTTCTTCGTCTAGCTCTACAAGACGGCCAGTGATTTCATCATAGAAAAGCCAAAGGCACGGCCCTGTCCTACCTGAAAACCTATTCTTGACGATAGAGAGCTTG